CCTGAATCAACGTAAACTTGAGCATCACCTTCGATAGACAAACTACCTTCAACTAAATGGTCAACATTTTCCGTTGCTGGATCGGCTAATTGATACGATAAAAAGTAATTTTTATAGTCTGTGGCTTGATTATCTAATGCACCTTGTGCGTCTGTTGTTTCAGAAGAATCAACAATACTTTCCCATGTCGTACCGTCAACGTATTTCCAACCGTTGAAATAACGTTTAACATCGTTTTCTGTTGGTGTGTAATCCTCGCCCCAACCGCTATCCGAATCGGAGATGGTTAGATATAGGGTATTTGTTATATCAAACTCATCTACATTACTAGCAGTACCCTCTACCATAATCGAACCATCAAACTTAACTAACTCTCCCGTTGTATCTTCCTCAAAAATATAGGAAGTTGGATATATTCTCACTTGTTTGAATCCACCGCTATCAGAAACAAATCTCCAATCTAAAGAACCGTCTAACTTAACATCCGTTTCCCACCATTTTTCTTTATACCACGTACCGTCTGATTGGTATAATTTATCAGATGAAATATCTTTTTCATTAGAATTTGGTAACCCTGCTAATACGGTTTCTGCGTATAAATATGATGGATTGCGTTCTACGAATGGTTTTGCAGTTGTGCCTAAGTTGAGCATAGGTTGTGTGAATGTGAATGTACCTGCTTCGCCATTATTAGTGAAAACAACTTCTATTTCTTGATAACCGTTAGGGATTGTAAATGTTTTTTGGTTTCCGTCAGTTGTATATTTCAAAGAATCTCCACGACCATTGTCATAAGCATAAACAGACGAATAGCCACTACTTTCATAAGAAATTGTGTATGTTTCGCCTTCTTTAACATCCACAAATATTCGTGAGCTGTTATATTGACCCGATGTTCCAGTTACTTCTAATTCGTAAGACGATTTAATGACAGCATTTGAATGTATCTCATCCCAAATTGGAAATCCACTTATTAAGTTACTTCCACTTACAGATAAAACAGGGTTTTCAACGTGTTGTACAGATTCAATATAGTTATGCTCTCGTAATACGTCCTCGTCTGTTTTGCTTACTCCGATTGCATCATATTGTTCTTGTGTAATTTTTTCGATTAAAGCACCATCAAAATTAACTACATCGTCTGCTGTTCCGTAGGTTACTACCTCTAACCTCAAAACCCAATAACTCCCATTATTTGAAGTTAAATCGAATTCATTATAATAGAAATTCCATTCGTCATTTATATCAAAGTATTTTTCTTTGTTCGATAGGAAACTACCTTCCGAATCATATTCTAATAACAATATTCTTATTTTTGGCGTACCACTTACGCCCTTTGCATGAATACCAAATAAAACATACTCACCAGTAATATTTAATTTTTGATTGTTGGTACTATTTTTAGTGCTTGAACCATTACTATTGTCAATTTCACCGCTAGACGTTCCGAACTTGTAAGTGGATGTATCAATAACAATATTAGAATCCCACTTACCTTGATTGTGAAAACTACCTTCACGCCCCATGTAGTTGATACGGGATTTCCCATAAAATTCAACTTTTAATGGAGAAGATTGGTCACTCTCGATTACTTGAGTCCCATGATGAAGGGATTTTGTTTGCTGGTCTTGTTGAGATAGACTTCCTTCAATATCATCTAATCTTCCAGATGCTTGAGCGTCAACATTATCAATCTTGTTATTAACTTCAACATGTTCACTGTCTAGTCTTTCTTTTAACGTTTGATGAGTTTCCCCATCTGTATCTACTCTTGCTTGAGCTGCTTCAACTGACGAATCCCCATCAAGAACTATTTGATCTAATTGCTCTTGAGTTGATTCAGAATTAGATAAAGCCTCAGTCGATTTGACTAAGGCTTCATTTGAACGATCATATGCTATTTTTGCTACGTTTCCACTTGGAAATGTAAATGGCATTATCTTAATACCTCCAGTCTGTAATTATCTTTCGCAAAAACCTCTAACTGTGTAAATGGTGGGAAATTACCTGTATAGGCTTCTCCTGCATAAACCGTTTTTACAACACCTTCATTAATCTGAAATGTAATATGCTCCAAACCGTCATTTGCAATAGAGATACCAGTAGCTCTCGGAGTATAGGATTCATAGAAATTTGAATCACCTTCATAAGAATCAATTACAATACTACCTAAAACTTGCGTAATAACCTCGCCTTGGTTGTTTGTTCTAATCTGTACATTATTATTGTTTTCATCTTTAGCGTACATTGCAGATGGTAATGGATTAACCGTAGAAATAGGTGTTACACCATCGGCCGAATAAATAACCGTTGGCATAAATGCATTCTCGTCATCCGCTGTATGCCTACCAAAGAATTCACGTCCGTTATAATCTTGTGGTAAAGTATATGGCACTTATAACCACCTCTCTTTATAAACAATTTTTGTTTCTGTATCTTCATCCGGTGTTATAGTGAAGGTGTTTTGACCAGTTGATAGCCAAAAGAATTCACTTGATAATATATCTAAGATACTCATCTTCTCTTCATTGTTAAGTAATATCTTTCGAATATGATGACCACTATCATGTCTCCAATTAGAATAAATCTTCACCTTATCACCTGATGTGAAGTTATAAATTAACCGTATCTGCTTGCCGGATTGATCATGCTTTATAACAACCTCATCAGTATTTGCATGAATATCTACTTCAGCCACAAATGGAATATCAGTATTCGTATCTCCATTTACAATAGGTGCTTCAGAGCTAGCAAATAAAGTAGATAAAGTGATGGTAGGATCGGCATATGAGTTTACAACTTGCGATTTTTCAATGCTGTAGATATAAGGGTCAGGCATAATCAATCCAACCTCAAATTCAGCATCTGAATCGCTTATGTAATCAAAATCATAACTACCTTCTTGAATTGCATAAATCTCTTGCTCAGGCTTTATGTCTCGTACAATTTTGTACACTTCTCTTGAATAAAATGTGCTGTATATTCGATGCTTTAAGATATCCAAATCAAGTAAGGAAGTTTCATTAGCTTGAAAACTAACACTAATACTTCTCGCCTTCATTCTTGTACTAGATTTATAAGCACCGTCCATTCCTGGTACTTCAACCAATTTATGGGAAATATCAGGAGAGGAAACCTGAAAGTCACTAACCCATAAGCCAAGATCATCATGCATATCTACAACTTTTCCATCTGTATAATGGATTTGAAAGTTCAATTCACTTTTCATAGTTACCTCCTTCTGATATCTCTGTTAAGATTAATTTCTTGTTGAACCGTTTTCCATGTAGCTTTACCAACTGACCTTCCATCTAACGTTACATCAGAAGGATTCATTTCTAATTGGATATACGCTTTCTGTACTTTATCAGTAAGACCTTTACCCATGTTCGATTGTGCATCAGCAATTAGACCAGCAATCTTCTTGGCATGACTACCTTCAAACGGAACAATAGCTTCTTCAACATCACCAAAACCAGCATTTCCTGCCACCACAGGTTTCTTGAATACACCGCCAGTTTTATACCAAGAAATATCAAAGTCTGGCACTTTAACCGACATGTTTCCTACACCAAACTTCCTCCAATCCACATCAATATGAGGTAGTTTTGGTTTCGGTATAGACAAATCAAGATTGCTGAATCCACTTTTGATCTTATCTATAATTCCAAGCACAGTGTCTTTAGCTGTTTCAATAGGATTGGTAATTGCATTTTTAATTCCATCAAAGATATTACCTGCTGTTGACTTGATACCATTGAACATTTCTTCGACTTTATTCTTTAATGTCGTAATAAGATTAACAACTGTATCCTTAATCGCTCCCCACACAGATGAAGCCGTGTTAGAAATTCCATTAAAGATATTAGAAATAGTCGATTTAAAGGCATTGAATATGGATTTTGCTCTGTTTGATATTGCGGTTATCAGAGAAACTATAGTATCTTTAATCGCACTCCATATAGTTGAAAAGAACGATTTTACTCCATTAAAAATAACCTTAATTCTCGACACAAAGCCGTTGAAAATAGCTTTAGCACCGTCAACTAAGGTTTTTATCAATCCAGATACTTTAGTTTTTAATCCGTTCCAGATACTCACTGCTTTGTCTTTGATAGATGTGAATGCTTTACTTGTCCACGATTTAATATCATCCCATGTTTCTGTTATGAATTTATGTAACTTCTTAAGAATGGTTTTAACCTTAGACATACTTTCTTTAAAAGCATTTACTAAGAAATCTTTAATAACTGGTAATGTCTCAGTGATAAATGATTTAATATTATCCCAAAGGTTAATAAAGAAGTTTCTAAAAGCATCAGACTTATTCCATAAAGTAACAAAAACTGTAACAAGCAAAGTTATTATGCCGATGACGATGCCTACGGGCCCGGTCAAGAACATAAATGCTGTCCTTAGATGTTTAAATATAGGGAATAATCTTTTCACCCATTTAAACATGAATTTAAAGATTGAGATAATTGGTTTTAAACCTTGCACAACAAACCCAAACACTGTTATTAACGGACCGAGAGCTGTAAGTAATGTGGCTATAACAGCAACAACCATATGGATTTGTGGACTAAGTTTCGTAAACCAATTCGCAAACTTCTCAATGTATGGTGTAGCTTTATTAAGAACATCTACTAAAACCTTGCCAACAGGCTCTAAGACTTCACCTAGGTTTCTCAGACTAGACTGCAATTGATTCCCTAGAGACTCTTCTTGAGTATCGCCTAGTTCTTTCATTGCTCCTTTGGTATTCTCCATAGCATTGTTAGTATCATCTAAAGAATAAACCGTCTTAGCACCCATATCTTCAAATTTAGTGCCGAATAGTTCCACGCCTATTTGATTAGCTTTAACCTGATCATCCATGTTTTGTAGTTCAGGAATAACCTTATCAAATAATTCCTTCGTAGTAGCCTTACCATTCTTGAATTTATCGAACAATTTTTGAGTTGGCTGCGATAATTCAGCAAAGGCTTCAGCAGTCTTTTTAGAACCATCTCTCGCTCGTACATCGAACTCTTTCACTACATCGTTTATGTAATCAAGATTGTAAGCACCATTCTTAGATCCATTAGCTAGAAGCTTGAAATATTCATCAACGCCATACCCCATTTGTTTGAAGTTTCCGCTGTATTCGGATATGTTATCAAACATTTCCTGACTGTAATTCAGACCTTCAGCATTTCCTTTAGCAAACCTATCTAAAGCTTCTTCAGCAGTCAATCCAAAGTGATGCATTACTTGGTTTACACTGCGAGTCACTTCACCTACATCTGAATCAGTTACATTAGCAAGAGTGATGGCATCCTTCGTTATTTGTTGAAGTGGCTCTCCGTCATTAATACCTTTGATGTTTTGCTTAACCATCATCATAGACCTTGCTGCATCTTCAGGATTTTGACCAAATCCATCTGACCACACGGCTTGTAAATCTTCCTTTAATCGCTTAGCTTCTTCTTTGGAAGATCCTAAAGCACCGTTGATTAGGCGACTAGCACCATCGATGTTAACCGCAACAGCTCCTGCCGCTGCCCCTCCACCAGCTAATGGAGTAGATAACCCACCAGTGAGTTTACCTCCCATGTCTTTAGCTGATTCACTTACATCATCTAGAGAATCTTTAAGTTTATTAGCAATGCTTTTGGCATCTTTCATTTCTTGCATCTGCTTGTTAAGATCACGCTTAGCAATACCACTAGCATTCGCTAACTTTTCCTGACTAATCTTCAAGTCAAGCAACTTATTCTCTAACTTCTTCGCTTCAGTAGAATTTTCACCGTAGTACTTAATATTGTCCTTCAAAGCATCTTCTGTAGCCTTGATTTTTCGTTCAGTAATACTATGTTGTTGACCAAGATTTTCAATTTTATGTTCAAGTTTCTCAGTATCAGATGCAGTATCCTTCATCTGTTCTTGTTGTAACTTGAATCGCTTGTTGAGATCACGACTTTCATCTTCCATCTCTTTCATACTTTTATTAAAATCTTGGTTAAATGCAGTAAACTTAACCCTAGTTTCAGGATTTTTCGCCATAGATTCACCCCCTCACTTATTTTGTTTTGGGGTTATTCACCCAGGAATCATAGGCGACTTTGTTTTCATAGATTCGCACGACATCAGGCAAAGGTTCATCCCAAAATGTGTTTGGATCTATACCATATACCAGAACATACAAAGTGTATAAATCCTCTACACATTGAACATTTAGTTTTGGTGGATCAATCTCTTCACCATCTGTCTTACTTACTTTTTTGTCTTCTTTTCAAACTCTTTCTTAAACTCATTTGAGTTTTGGTCAATGTATGGCATTACTAGTTCCACATAATCTTGAATGATTTGTGATAGGTCTGCATGATACTGGTCTAAGAAATCGTCATAATCTAAATCAAGAGACTTGTTTGCTCCGATAATCCCTAAATAAATAACAGGTAAATAATTTTCTGCTTCAATTACCTGCGCTTGTTCAGGGGTTAAACTCTCTATATCAAGTTCTCCTTCTTCACCATTTTCATTTTCTTTCTGATGCCCTTTGAGTAATGCGTTTATTTCAACCAAGTCACCGATTAAAGATGACTTTGTTATCCCCATATTCTTACCTCGTTTTAAAGCACGATTTGTTAAGAATGCAGGATATTTTTTCGGGTTAACCAACTTACTTTCAAAATTCCCATCTTCCAGTTGAACGGTTTCAATTTCTTTTAACTCAATTGTACTTACTTTAATTGACATTCCTTTACCTCCCTATAAAAATAAAAAAAGACTAGCTTAATAGCTAGCCTTAAAGTGATGGTGTTGCCCCTACTAAAGATGGTTCGAACATACTATGCCAATCGCCTTTAACCATCTCGTCTTCAATCTCTGACATAAATCCTTCATAGTAAAGATTCTTTTCTTTATCTGGATACACAGTGAATGTAAGTTCCATATTGGCTACCTCATCAGCATTGTTTTCTAATGAAAAACCAAAACCTTTTGAAGTTTTACATCTTGGAAATGCCATTAACTTAGTCGTATTACCAAAATCATCTACTTGGTCTGCAGTAAATACAAATTCTTTATCCTTTGATTTTTGAGAGTAACTATATACCCCAGTTACCAAATCTTCGCTACTAATACCAAAAATATCACGAACAATTTTAACAGGGATATGTCCTGTGAGTGTCAGATCCATTTTTTCAGGCTTATTAACTTTTCCACTTTCCATATTGCGACATTTCTTAGTAAGAACTTTTAGCGTGGTTTCTCCTTCAATAGATGCTACACAATCAAATTCTTCACCAGCATTCTGAGTGCCGTCTTTATCGATAAATTGGAAAGATGCTGTTTCAATACTTGTCGGTGCAAACTCTTCTACAACTGTTGCCATTATTAAATCTCCTCCTGAATGAGCTTTTCAATTCGCTCATTAATTTCTTGTAGTGTTGGGTCTGTACCTGCTGTAAGACCCTTATCCATAAATTCATCTGGTTTATTACCAACTGATGTACCTAACGCTTGGTCTGGAAATACCAAGTAACGATAAGGCTTTTTAGGTATAATTTCAAAACCCAAATTAAATGTTCTATGCTTTAACGGTTTCGAATATTTAGCGTGTTTCTTATTTGCCTTACTCACGTCAATTCGGTCAGTAATGTGGTTTTTTACTGTTTTGATACCGTAACTATGTAAAACATCATTAACAGCGTCTTCAACCTTATCAGGTATTTTCGCAAACTTTTCCTTTAATTGTTCGACCTCTTTATAGTCGATTTCAAATCTAACAGACATACTTAATCACTCGTCTAAAGTTCAACATCACACGATCTACATGCTCATTGGTGTCTAATTTTTGCACACGGTCTTTTTCAGTCCGAACAAAATTAAACACACCTTTGATGCCCGTAACCGTAGAAATGATATCTAGTGTATCTTCTTCAACACTGTCTTTTCCTTCAGCAAGATAGGTGACATACACATCTTGATAAAGCGAACCATTAGACTCTGTTGCATACACATCACCATAGATTATAAGAAATAAATTTAACTTATCTGGTTTTTCATCTTCAGCAACGTCATCTTGAAATACCGGTAACCCAAAATTGTCTTTTAAGTCACTGTACAGTTTGTCATTTTGAAACTTGATTAACTCTTTAGCTTTTTCATTCATCTGTATCACCACTTGCAAATGTTCTCATTAATGTTTCTTCTTCCTGAGGATCAAATCCACCAATTTGTTGTAGGTAGAAATAAAGAAACCTTTTGTTAGAATCTTCATCAACTGTAATAACATCGTATTCCAGTCTATCTATTCTAACTTTTAAGTCAGACTTATTTTCCTTAACTAAAGAAGGTGGTAACGGAGTCCTTACCTTTAGGTCAAGGCTAGTATTCATTGTGTTAGCAAAGGAAATATCCTCTTCTCTTGCGTTCATTAATTGAAATGCAAGGCTGCCAGATGAATTAAACAATTCTCCTAGTTTCTTCCCACTATCACTACGAACCGTTTCAGTACGTCCATAAGTGAGATAACCATCGTTAAATACATTATGAATCGGCTTCGGTGTTTGACGTTTCATAAGCCTTAACCCCCTCTTTAAGTGATAAATGAAGGAGTTGACGTTGAAAGTTCACTTCAAACAACTCTAATGTATGGTTGTAGGCATACCTGCAATAATCCTTAAGTAATGCCTTAGCTGATAAGTCTTTTGAGTAATCTATTTCGACACCAGCCTTTTCATTAAGGAAAAACATCCCCTCATCCATTAAAGATGAGAGGTATGAATTCTCTTCATTCCATGTGATTTTGAGATAATCTTTTAATTCATTAAGATCCATCTCATCACCTACTCTTTATCAGAGTCAGATGGCTTTGAGTTTGATGTTTTCTCCTCTTCCTTTACCTCTTCGATAAAGGGTTTGTTATACTTGTTCTTCTTATTATTAAGCAGTAGTTCAATACGGTCTTTAGCTGGTTTTTGTTTCCCTTTAGGATACTTGTCGCCAACTTTATAAACTTGACCTTTTTGAGTACTGTCCTTAAATTCATTAACCACTTTATAAGTAGCCATTAGCAATCATCCTTTCATCAATTTATACTTCCGGTGTAAAACTAATATCTAAATCATAAACAGTTGCAGCTTTGTTATCTTTAGGCTTACCGTTAGCAAACTGTTTGATTGTGTATAGCGTTGCATCTTCAATAGCAAGAGTTTGGTTATACTTTTTCATCTTATAACCACCTGCTAGTGCTGCAAGGTACTGATCTTTAACAAAGAACAATGCTTTACCTACAGGAACTTCTTCAGATTCAACAACCTTGATATTGTAAGGCAGTGCCATTACCCAACGTCCATTAGCTGTTTGGATAGTGTTTCGTGCTTGAACGCCAATTGCATCAATAGGATTTACTACCATAACAATTTTGTTCAATACTTTACGTGCGTTTCCGTCAATGTCAGTAGATAGCTCACTAACCACGTTATAAAGTTCACCAGCTACGACTTCACCATTTTCAGAAGGTGCAAAAGTTAAAGTACCAGAAGATGTTTTGTCAGTAATTGCACTTGTATCTGGATCTACATCCTTCATAAGACCAATAGGCTGACTTGCACCAGTACCGTTCACAAAACCATATTCAAGACCTACAGAATAACTTTCAACAAGTAGTGTACGAACATAACGTTCAACCCATGCCGGCCCTAACTCAAGCATGTCGTTAGGGATTACAGCAAATGCAGTAAGCTTGTACTGACCAAGTTCTTCTTCACTAAATGCAGAGTTTAATTGACCTGCGATACCGTCGAATAGTTTACCCCATGCGTAAGCTTTTGTTGGATCTGAATGAATGAATCGTGTAACTGCACCCAAATCTTGTAGACCAATCTCTTCAAGTAGTTGGTGTTCAGACTTTAGGTCTTCAAATACTCGCTCCTGAGTAGTTACAGGTAGAACTTGATCATCTGTAAACCCACCTTCTTCAACAACCACGTTAAAGAATTTATGCTCTTCAGACGTTAATACATTTTGACCACGCTGTTGCTGAATTGAACGGTCTAGCATGTCTTCATTTACTTCTGAGCGAACCGTGTTCACTACATCGTTTTGCATTGCCTCGAAAAAGTTTTGAAACGCTTCTGTTTGTTCTGCTTCAGTTCCTTCTGTAAGTGCTGTAGATAGATTCGCCTTCGCCTCGTTAAATACTTCTGATTTATTAAATTTAATAGTCATTTTTATTCCTCCAGTAATTTTAATTCAAATTTAAAAAGAGCTTGCGTAGGTTACAGTTCTCAGCAGTTTCCTTCACAGGCTCTTTAGGATTTGGTTCATTATTAGTAATTTCTTCTTTAAACTCATTAAGAATTTCTTTCAAGTCATTTTTAGTAACATACTCTTCTTCGTTACTTGATGACTTCAACTTACCTTCTCGCATACTATTGATAACTTGTTGTGGGATGATACCATCAGCAAAAGAACTCGCTGCCATTTTAAGTTGGTTATCCTCAAACATTACTTCGTCAATAAAGTTATGCTCTAAAGCTTGTTGTGGTGTAAGCCATGTTTCTTTGTCCATCATCTTCAACAAGTCCTCTTCATCCATCCCACTCTTGAGACGGTAAGCACTAGAAATAGTTTGGTTTACATTCTGTAGCATTTCAGATGCATGATTCATGTCTCGATAATCCCCACCAGTTACTATGCTTGCATTATGTATCATAATTTGAGCCGTAGGACTCATCGAAACTTTGTCACCAGCCATACTGATTACTGATGCTGCACTAGCTGCCACACCAACAACCTTAACTTCAACGTTTCCTGAATACTCTCTTAAAGTTGTATAAATCTCAGAACCGTCAAACACAGAACCACCGGGACTATTGATAATAACTTCAACATCATTCCCATTAGCAGAATTCAATTCACGCTCCACTTTTTTCGGGCTTGTTGCCTCAATATCGAACATGTCATAAATCCATTCTTCATCATTAGAGATGATTGCACCTTTAATGTTCACCTTATGCTTCATTTGTCTCACCTCCTTCATCAGAATTTAATTTTTCATAGTTCTTAGTTATGTAATGCTCATCAAGTTTAGGGTCATTAGAAGATTCATACCCTGCTTCCATCCGAATCTCATTACCTGTAAATGCGCCAGAAGCTACTAATTTATCAATACTTGTAGCAATATCGAAGATTGTATTATAAGAAATACTTCGAACTTCTAATTTCTTACCATTCAGAACTTCTTGCTTAGTAAAGAATTTTGAATTAGCTTCGTCTTCAATCTTCTTCAACAAAGGATTGATGGTGTACATCATGTAGTTTTTAGTTAACTTTTCAATGTCAGCCATATCACCATGAAGTAAGCTAACAGGAATACCTATAGCCATAGCTACTTGATCAAGAAATCCATTTGTTACTTTATTAATTTCCTCAACACTTTGACCATTTGTCCCATTATTGTTTGAGACTTCCTCATACTGAAAGCCCTTTTGCTGTGGTACAATAGCAACATCTTTTTCAAGAATAGCTTTGTAGGCGTTATTGATAAACTTCTGTAATTTCTCTTGGAAGCCTGGCTTGGATTGATAGTTTGTATCAATATTAACTACTGATCTAATCTGGTTCTTACGTTTTTGTGCGTCTAAAATGCGTCCAAATAATTCTCCATAATCGTAAAACAACCCATCAATTAATTTTGATAGTTTTTCATTGGTAAATCGTATGTGTATGACTTCACTTTGTTTGAACATCCTTTTAAATTGATAGTTTTTTACTGTTACATTTGTGAAGGTATCTTCTTTGACAGCATATTGATTGTGCTGAAAATCATCAGCAATTAACAGATCGTCATCGTCTGCTTGAATAATTAAACACTCATTATCATAGATGAGTTTGTCAGCAAAAGTTTGCCAGAATGTACTGGCTGTCATGTTCTTGTTGGGTCTAACATTTAGCCGATAATAGAGTTCATTTTTCTTAAAGATATCACCGTCTTTAGTTCTGAATTCTGATTGGCTAATAGTTCGCCCCATAAATGAGGAACATGTGTTTACACTTAGTTTCTTCATGTGGATACGATTGCTAGTATCTTCAAACAAATCCAAATCAAACATATACTCTAACTCACTATTTCGTTTTAGAATAAAATCTAAAAATCCCAATGGTTCACCTCCTTACTAAAACTCAATGTCACCTATGAAGAAATCAACCTCTTCTTCTAACACATTATCCGCTTGATACAATGCGTGGATAAATGCTTGAAAGCCATCCGTTTTTCTTCTGTTTTCATCTTGCTTCAGGTACTCTTTATTGCCATCTTTTTTAATATGGACATACACATTATTTGTGTACCAACGCATCAATGGATTATCACCATAAATAATGTTGTGGTTCGCAAACATCGTCTCTACCCTTGGAGCTAGTAAAGAGTGAATTGCTTTAGGATTTCGAATGGGTATTAATTCAAACCCTTCAGCTTCCAACGCTGTTCTTACTAAATCTAATCGAAAGTTGTCAGCTACAATTGTATTGAAATTGTATTTCTCTCTCATCTCTACAAACCAATCGACAATGTACTGAATATCAATTGTAGGCTTATCAATAATCGTGAGTAGATTTTGTTTTTCCCACTCACGTATAGGTGCTTTCAACTTGAATTTGTCCAGAAACTCTTTACGAACAAATGAATGCGACTTCCACACATAATCCTCTCCAACTTTGAATAGCAAGCCTACAGCTGCAAAGTCCCTAATACTAGCGAAATCCAAACCACCTACTGCTGTTCGACCTTCTAATTCTGGAAAAGGTTTGTTAGTTGCTTTAATATCATCCCAAGATGCAACGGCTTTGTTTAAATCAACCTCAGGAAAATTCATTCTTTTTGTAACGAATTCTTCTCGGCCTGATGGGTTGTTAGCAAGTTGCTTGTACTGAGTCATGACTTTTTTATACAAACCTTTACCGTAAGAACTCATTGGTTTAGCAAACATAGGCTGTGCAAGTTCCCATGATCCTTCAGGGTCATCAACTTGTTTAATGTCATCAATCTTACAGATGAAAGGAAATAAAGGATCATCTGTAACTTCACCTTTGAGAATATTCATGGCTCTTTCTTTTGTATTATCCAAAAATCCTTCTCTTGTATAACCGTCTGTTCCAATAAAAAATTCCCTAGCATTAGGCACTTTACCTAAACCACTAGAGAATACGTTGACTATATCATGATTAACCATGTCTGCGATTTCATCATAGATCACACATCCATCTCTAAGACCATTCTTAGTAGTTGCGTTCGATGTATGATATTGGATAATACTTTGAGTATCGTTTCCTGTAATTTCAACTTTCGTATTGTAGAACATATTCTTAAGTACATCGTTTGCTTCTATTGCATCATAAACTTCTTTAAATGAAACTTTTGCTTGTTTTTCAGCATTTGAAACTATTGAGACATTGTATTTTGGAATACCATGTAGAGGGCTGATTAAGAAATTTATTAATACAGAAATTAACCCGTTTTTCCCAGCACCTCTAGCCATCATCCAAAAGAACTGTTCATAAAACACTTCATCGTCTTCTTTATAAAAAAGGAAGACAAATGCTATTAAGAATTTTTGAAATGACTGTAATGGGAAGTACCATTTCTCTGCAAACTTAATAAAGTTCTCGATCATCTCTTCATCAAAATAAATATCATCTCTCGTCAACACACGCTTCTCAAGATGATCAATTAACATAATTCGTTCTTTGTTTAGTTTAATCTCACCATCTTTGTATTGACGTATATATTCACTAACATGTTTATTTTTAATCATGTTAGGTCACTAGCTGAATGCTCTGTGTTTTTTGTATCATCTATGTTTTCTGGTTCAAATCCAAATGACCGTTCAATATTAAGAAGAGATGCATTTACTTTGTTTCGCTCACCGATAAGAGGGTGGGCTTTAGTAAATTTTTGTGAACCGTTCTCTGTTACAACAGATTCACCCTCTTTTTCAATAGTTTTATTGATTTCTCTAAATGATTTTACAAGATTTATGTACCTTTCAACTTTCTCAACTTGAACCAAATCTTCTTCATCAATCCTTGCCATTAACTGTTTTTTAAGTTTATTTGCACTTACTGCCACCGTTAACCCCCCTCTATAACCGCCTAACGTGAGTTTTATTTTTTGAAAATCTAAAGAATCGACCCCCCCTCCTCGTTTCAAGGTTCCCCAATAATAGGGCAAATTTTTTAAGTGGGGGGTATATCCTAGTGTGTTTTAGACTACCATCTTTCAACGTTTTCAAATTTAGGTTTCTTTTTCTGATATTCTTTTAATCTGTCGTGTTCTTCATTATGATGATACAGACATAGTGTTTCTACATTACTCAACACCAAAGCCAAGTCTGGTCTATCCTTAACTTCTTTAATATGATGGACTTGTAACTTATCTGTTGTGACTTTACCTTGAGCCTTACATCTAACACATTCATAATTGTCACGTTCCAATGCTTGTTGTCTGATACCATTCTTTCCGTACCAAGCTGGACACTGATAAAACTTAACTAACTTATCTTGTTGTATTAACTCTTTAATCTTAACTACATCCACAACAATCTTCCTTGTAATAATTCTCATTCATCTTCAAGTAACTGTTAGCAATCTTTAACACTTGCCTACGACTAAATTCATATCGTAAATCTTCAATATCAATACCAGTTGCATCAGAAGCAATAACATATGGAAGCTTTTCCACCAATACACTAAGTTTTTCTTTCACGTCACCAATTACTTTTTTATAATGGTCTATTAGTCTATCCCATATTTCTTTTGCCTCTTCTATTGCTTTCAACTCATAATACTTCTCAATCACATCTTCAGCAGTAGACTGTTCTACCTCTTCCATAGTCAACTCACTATTCTCTGCAACATATTCACCCATCATCACAATCTCATCGCATGTGTACTTACCTACATCAATTGTCACTTACTCATCTCCCTTATTTATAAGTTTTTCATAAGCTTCTAAAGCACACTTTCCTTCACTACAATTAAAAGTCCCAATATCTATCAATTGATAATAATCATAATCATACTGTGGTTTATTTAAATGAAACACTAATTCTTCTTTAGTTTGAAAAGAAAATAATATATCGTCTAATCCACCAGCAGGATAAAACCCAAAGATACCAAATAAAATATAGCGTTTCTTTTCTACCATTTACTCATCTCCCTTTCTATAAATTTCAAACTTAAACGTATTCCCAAATTATGCTATAATTATATTAACCCTAATGGGAAAGGAGCTGGTGATTTTGAGCCAGGTTTTGTCCTTCCCCTGTTCTTCAATATAGGTGCTAAGTGTTGAGTAACCTTTTGGATTCAATACTTACCCTAGATGTCATGGGCTATAGGGGTTTGTTAAACTAAAACAAACTAACGAGCAGATCCATAACTGCTTAAGTCATGACCATCTCAAGAAGTTAGTAACGACACTACTAACGCCATATGAACAACTTTTAGGGCAACAAAGACACACTTTCTTTGGTATGAACTAAAGGACTCATTTGGCTGCAAGATAGTTGAAGTGAACAATTTTGGTACAAGCCCATTGCATGTGTCGTGTGCAGTGGGTTTTGTAATTCTGTCCATAAAAAAGAGCAAGGCTTATGCCTCACTCTCTTTTAACTATTTTTGTTTTGTTAATAAATACTCAAAAGCTATTTCTACTGCTTCAACACAAAAATCATCAAAATTATGTCCCTCTATAGTTGTTGCTACTTTGTAAAAACCAGTTCCAGTTAGCGTAATAAAAATTGTTGATGCAATACTATTAGGGTTTTCATATGGATGTTTTCTAAATTCCAACTTGTTATTGGAATTGTTGTTATAGGTCAAAACACAATCTGGAAATTCAATTTTCTTATTTGTTTCATCATGAAC